ATAGTCTTCAGCAAAATCTTGTGCTGTATATTCATCAGAATAAGTTATACCACCAAAGGATGAATTAAAAAACTCTGCATATAATGCATCAGGCATCAAATTTTTATAGAACTCATAAACTGTATTAAGTTTAGTGGTATCACCTTTTGCTTCTAAATCTCTAATATTAGATGCATTATAGAACAAAATTACTTTATCATTAGCAAAAGATTGTAGTGATGATAATGAAATTAATTCTTGAAGGTCTAGGAAATTTTCCATGATTAATTGTTAAGTGGGTTTGAATACTGACGTAGTATCTTTTGTCTGAGTGCTCCAAGGTATGTAGCAGGATCGGTTTCATTTCCCTGCTCAAACCATTTATCTTCGTCTATACTATTTAAACATCTTGCAGCAATATCAATATAATCGTAGAACATTTCTCTTGCCCATACGTCTTGAATTAGTGCTTCTGCCCACATAACACACATTCTACGTTTACCTTTTGTAACTGGTGATACTGTATGCCACAGATTAGGATCAAATACAACACTTTGACCTACACTTAATCTCATACCTACAGGAATATTACCAACTCTAATTGTTAGATCACCACCTTCGTATTCAGTGTGATCGTTTAAAGCAGTGAGTATAACTAGATCACTCCGCAATCCATTCATGATAGAGCTATCACAATGGAGTTTGTATTCTCCATTATCGTCTATTTCTGCATCGTATTCATTGAACAATGGTGCAGTACAATGTCTCATATGAAAAGAAGTCATCCATGGATCTTCTCTAAATGCATCCATGAACAATTTAGCTGCTGTATCAACTACATCTCCTGCTAATTCTCTATTTCTTTTGATTTCTCTATTGGTAGTACCAGTCTCTTTACCATCTAGAAACTCACCACAATTGTAAAGATCATTAATATTTTTACAAATGACTTCACTTAACCATGTATGTTGACGAATCATTATTCACTTTGTTGTGCTTTTAAATCTTCTAGCATTGCTTGCTCAGTTTCAATTTGTTTGATTAGAGCTTCAACTGGATCAGTAATTTGAGAAAGGTTAGATACATTAAACAATGGTGCAGGTCTTGTAAGATTCAATGCTAGATCAACATATCTCTGCATTGCTTCTTCCATTTGACCACCTGGGGTATCTTTTCCTGGGAATGTTACCCACTGATCATCACTACCAAGATATGTTGCTCCTTCATTATAGGGCAAATAATTCTTTTTGTAAATGATAGGGTCAATAGGAATTTTAATTTCAGCAAGAACTTGAGTACCAGACTCAAATTGATCTGGTAGTTCACGACATAATTGTCTATATTTCTTCCAATCTACTTTCTCATCAGCAGTAATAGGTGCATCTTCTAACATTGTCCAATCACTAGAATGTAGGAAGAAATCTCTCCATGACTTGACTCTTGTAAGAGATAAACCTTTAGACTGCTCAATAACCTTAGACATTCTGTGCTGTATATCAGAAAATTCAGTTGAAAGTTGTGCATCAAATGCCTCATCTATATCAGCAACAAATTTTTGTACTACGTCGGTCTCTACTTCAGTAAAAAGATATGGTTTCCAAAAATATTCTCCTGTAGTATGATTACGAACATACTTTTTCTTTTCACACTTCCATGTCTCTACTGGAGAGTCTTGATAGTTAAATGCTATTAGAATATCCTTATCACTATGCCATAATGGATAGATGATAGGAGTTATGAAAGTTTCCCAGTCTTTATCTGAAAAAGTTCTGGAGTAACCACCACGAACGATAGTTTTATTTAATCCACTGATTTGGACTGTTTTATTTGTGATAGCCATGTCTTATATTGGTTGTTGATAGTACCATCCAGTTACAACATATTTAGTACCTGAGAGCACTAAGTTTCCTTTATGTGTATGAGTAAATCCTGCTGGCCAAATAACCAGTGTACCTGTAGTTGGTTCAATTCTACGTTTTTGATATACAAATTCAGTTTCTCCACCTTGAAAATCTTCATTGAGATATATCATCCAGACGAGTTCTCTAGCAGTTTCACTCCATGATCCACGTTCATAGTGGTAAACATGATATCCACCACCCTCAGGAGTTTCTTGAAACTTACATGCCCACGAAGTCAATGGTGTAGTCTTAAGTGCATTATATTGAGAACAGTAATCATTAACTCCAGATTGTAAGTATTGATTTATCCTAGCAGTTAGTGGTGAATTAAGAGTTTCTAACATAATAGATAGATCTTTTCTCCCAAGTTCACCAGTAGCAAATTGACTATCTCCAGTCATACTCGCTTCATAATTATCAAATGCCTGACGACTACGAAGATCTTTCTCCATATGTTGTTGAACTGCCTGTTCTTTCCATTCATTATAAAAACTTATAACATCATTACATACCGCAGAGGGCATGAAGTTCTTATAAACAGCAATGAAATCATTATATTCTGCCTTCCCACCCATCATATTAATAGGAATGATAGGAGTGACCATCTCATTAAAATTCGATGATCCAGGAGTTGTTATCGCCATAATATTACCAAGCTTTAATTAAATATTTTACTCTAAAGTATTTTAGTACAAGTGGAACGGCAGTTTGTGGAATAATCCCTGCAGTTACACTCAATTGTTCTCCAGGGGTCATTGTAATTGTTCCCTCATTAAGAGACATACCTGCCTGTGCGGGAGTAATTGCATTAGCACCAGTTAATGCTTGAGATTCAAACATAGTTACTGTTTGTCCTCTATCATTTGTAGCACCATCATTTACTTTTGTAGCACCATAAGCATTTGAATATGCATCTGCTTCTGCTGCAGAATAATAAGGTTCTGACTTACAATAGGAAAACTGTGGATTAGAACCTACTCTGTTAGGAGAATATTCTGCTAAGTAGTGAGTATGTTCTGCTTGTGTTCCTTGTGTAGGATCCCACTGAGCAATTGGTCCTAAGTTAGTGATATAGTTTGGAGACCTTTCACCATCATAAGCAAGACCATTATCACCACCATTACGTTGATCTCTTTCAGAAGTTAAAAGAGTATGACCATGTGGAGGTGGACCGTTAATAATTCTTGGTTGCAATGGACCAATAGTAATTTCTGCAGTTCCTCCTAGTGTACCTCCAACAAATCCAATACAATCATTGTAACCTGTTACCCTTACTGATCCTACACCATATTCTTCGTTTTGTCTAGCTCTTGAAATATACCACTCACCACCAACATCACCAACGTTCATCTGTGCATCGTCGGGTGTAATAGATCCAGAACCGTCCACACCACCAGGACCTACAACTCTTTTCATTCTAATATCAGGTACATTGAATACAGCATTTTGTACTGTACCATTGATATTACCCCAATCGGATAATGTAACTGTGCTGGGATTTGTACCACCATACTTATCTCCAATTATATCATATAACATTGGATAATCATTAGCACTGTGTTGTGCTCCATCACAGTATAACCAGCCAGGATAGTTATTAGCAACATCAGCAGCATTATTTCCATTAGTATCCACAAAAACACACATGATAGTACCAATAGGCATTCCACTATCATCATGCATATCACTATAATGGTGATTATATTTGTGTTCTAATCTTACAGGCATTTTAATACTTAATTAGGAATTCCATAACGATATAAGGAGATACAATATCATCAAACTTTGTATCAGTATCTGTTCTTATATTTACACTTGCTTGTAGTGCATCTGGTCTAATAGTTTCTACTTCAGTTGTAGCATTAAAATTAGTATCACCAATTTCTTTCTCAATTCTATGAGAGTGTGTAGTTAAGTTTACAGTCTCAGATCCTGGGGGAGACGCCACTGTTTCTTCAGTATTTCTGCAAAGTGGATATGCAAAATTACCTGATTTAGGAGTAAGATCATATGGTCTTAGAGTACCAATAGTAACTGTGATATTGTTTGGCCAACTATTATGATCTTTAGTTACAAGAGTTTTTTGTGGTGGCCAACCAGAGTCATAACCCCCATAAGTACCTATCCAATGATTACCGAAATTACCACATGTAGAATTACAATTATTTGGTCCTCTGGTAGCATTACTGCCGTCTCTGTTTTGATAATATGAATCACGAACAGCAGTACAATCTGGATTAGGAGTCGTTGCGTCAGCAGGTCTCTCGTAATATGGTCTAGATGTATTTCCGTAAGCACCTGCAGGACTTCCTGGGTCTTCTTTAATAGCAACACGAGCAGTGGAAGAATAATGCATGTGAGGACCAAATGCCTGAGACGATACTTGCTCTTCTTCTGTGTTAGTTGGTACGGTCCACCCTACATTACCATTTAAAGCAAAAGTTTGAGACGGTACGGTAAACACACCATTGAATCCAACGCTTGCTGAATTACCTACATTTGATGTAATTTCTACACCAACACCTGCTTTAGTGATAGTAGAATTAGCAGTAATTTTTTCAATATTTCTATATGTACCAACGTTAGAATTAACAGATGCTTCAATATGTTTAGATCCCATGTCTGGAACTTGAAACTGATCGTCTAACAGTGTTACGTCTGTTTTTTTATAAATGCTTGCATTACCTGTACCAAGAATACGTGCTAGTTCAGGATATTGTCTTGACGTATAGATTGAACCATCACATTTAAGATATCCTGCTGGTAAATCCACGACGTTTGTAGAACCATCTGGATCTTGATCTTGAATAGGCAAAGCCCACTGAATAATAGTCCCAGGACCAGTCCCTAATTTTGATCTTTCCCTTGTTAAAAACTTCATTAGTATGCTCTAATTAGGTACATCATAGACAATGCAGGAGTTTTAACATCCACGTTAATATTTAGTGCTGACGGGATATTTTGCACACCAACGTTGGTTGGAGCTCCAGTTAAATTACTTTGAACTTGAATGTTATCAACTGGAACAATTGTAGGAGGTCTAACATAACCAGCATTCATAACAATTTCAAATGAATAATGGTTATGTGAATTGATTGAATCATTTCCAGTCATCTCTTCTTTAGTATGATTTAATGTAGTTGGATATGTTTGAGATACACCAGCAGCTTGATTTATCTGATCAGCAGTCTGATTACCATACCAGTTCTTTTTATTTGCAAAGAAACCTGACTGAGAAGATTCACGATAGTTACACTCGTTAGGATATGTGCCGTTCAATGCTCTAGGAATAGGACCAGTCCATGCAGGCATTCCAACATGTGTACCAACAACAGCAACATTATTTTTTGTAGCTTGAATTGTAGGTACAAGAGTAACTCCCTCTTGAAAATATGTAACTAACATAGTACCAGGATTTACACTATCAATATCACCACCAGCACCTGCAGCAAGTCTTCTTTCTTTTTGATTACCTTCAACAGCAGCTTGAACTACAGGACATTGAAATCCTTCAACATAACCTGCATCAGGACTTGCAAGTGAATATCCTGCTCCTGTTCCATCAGGTCCTGAATGCCTATGTGCAGGCATATGATCCTTACTTAATTTTCTAGGAATACTATAATAACTTTTAAAATATGCTGGAGGATTAACACTAAAATTTCTAATCTGTGCAGTCATATTTTGAGAATCAGTCACAACAAAATTCAAATCAGCAGTAGCATTTAATGCTGTTGGTGGAGAGACAGTAGATCCATCACCATCAATTAGTACTGTTTGTCCTGCTCCTGTTGGTGTAAGTACATCAGCAACAGAAGGTAATACCCATGCAACTTGAAGAACTATATCATCATTTCCAGAAAATACAGATGCTGGGATTGTTAATTTATCTCCTGTAGAAAATCCACTGCCCTTATCAACAACATTAGATACACCAACACGCCCATTAACATCACAATCGACAGTTAGTTGTAATCCTATACCCGTTACACCAGATCCAAGAACAAGTTGAGAAGTATTACTGGTTATATTAACAGTTTGTTGTGTACGGGTGATATCAGTTTCACCTTCAAGAGTAATTAAACCACCAACTGCACCACTAGCATATGTTTGTCCCATCTGCAAGTTAGCTACGTTAACTAAACTTGGTTCATAATCAGTTAAAACTCTACCATTTAATGAAGGTAATTTAAACTGATCACCGAGTAAATAATTACCATATGTTCTGTTATTAAGTCCATTAGCAGGACCATATGTATTACCAATAACTGAAGCAAGAATAGGGTAATCAACAGCTTCTATTGTTTGTCCGTTACACTCTAACCACCCATCAGGTTTGGAAGAATTATCTCCTACCCAAGGCATAATCGTGCCGACTTGAGCAGCACGCATTTTTCTTTGTGTTTCGTAATTAGAAGCCATATAATTAGATCTCTGTTAACCACCAACCACGGAATGTTGGAGGAATTACTGCACCACTACCATCATTAGAACCCATGTAAACTAATCCAAATCCAGCATTTCTAGTCTGAACAATTAGTTCACCACCTGCGTATGCAGTAGCAAGACCACCCGCATTAGTTCCACTGGTATCACCCATGATTGCAACACTCTGAGGAGCACGAACAATTAGTGAAGTTTGATAGGATAGTGATCCAGAAACTTCAACAAATCTAATCATATCTCCTGTCTCAGCATCACTTGGTAAAGTTAGAACAGTAGTCGCTGTTACAGCAACAATGTAGTTTCTACCACTATTTAATGTTGTATCAGTATTGATGAAGTCCCATCTGCGACCACCATTTCTGTTATAGAAGTTAGTGTTACCAAATGCATCAATCGAAGCATCTTGACGTATCCTAAAGTTTCTATCTGCACTGTTACCAAGATTGGTAATGTTGAGGGCGTAATCTGTAGCACTTGGTGTTGTAGTAGATGTGCTAACAATATTAACATGACCACCATTGACTGTTAGATCGCCATCACCTAGTGCAGAACCAGCAACACCAATTCTTGTATCACCAGTTCCTGCATCAACTTGGAATTTAGATGTATCAGTAGAACCAAACTGAACGCCAGTTGTTCCACTGAATACGTTAAAGTCATCGTCGATTGATAGAGAACCAGCAATCTCAGTATTACCAGATGAAGCATTAACATATAACGCCATCTCTGCATCATCTACAGAAGGAACTTTATCACCCTGTGAAGTAATTCTTAAATTACCTGCTAACCATTGGTTACCATCTTTATCAATTCTTGCTTTTGGATTGGTTTCAGTACCATTACCAACAACATTCAGTTCACCGTCACTGTTGATTGTGAGTCTTGTGTTAGCAATAGGTTGACCATTAACAATCTTAAACTGGTTATCAGTTGGATTTGTTGCAGCATCAGATGTAAGGTTAACTGTGAAGTCTTGAGTACCAAGTATTGTAGAGTCAACACCACCAAATACAGAATCAATAATGAATCTATCTTGATTAGCACCGTTATTAACAATAAACTTCTCAGAGTTAGTATCGTTAACTGCAGTAATCTGCACAAATTCACCAGAGGGGCAAGAAGATCCAGCACTTATTCTTAGATAATCATTGACCTTGAATTGTCCACCAAATTCAGACAGTGCGACAAGAGTATCACTAAATGTAATACTTGCACTACCTGCAGTTCCTGCAAGAGGTAACGCTGCACCTCCTGGGTCGAGAGAAACATTAAATCTAGTGATACTATTAGGAGTATCATCAACTGCATTAACAACAAAGTATGTTGTAGTTGTGTCTATACCAGTGATACTACCAGCATTACCAAATGTAAATGCATCACCTTCTTCTAGTTCTCCAAGTTGAACTTCAATTACATCAGTTACATCAACAATCTGTTGTATAGCAATAGTATTACTGTTTTGTGGTACTCTACCGATTAGATGAGTTGCAGCTGCAGACTTACCAAGTTTAACGATAGGACTATTATCATTATGTTGTGCAACAGTTGTGCAATCAAAACCTCTAGTAACTTTAACAAGTCTAGTTGTAGCATCAGCACCTGG